TATCATATACGGAGGAACTTCTGGGGCAGAAGTAATGAGGATAGACGGGAGTGCGGATAGTGTCGGCATTGGCACGGCGTCGCCTTCGAAGAAGTTACATGTTTCGGGTAGCAACGCCGACGCCAGTATTCTTGTAGCATCAGATGCAGCAGCTATAGAGCTCCTTCCCGCCGGCGGCCCGTCGCTCAGGTTCGGTACTCCTGGTACCACGTACGCCTACCAGATCTATGGGACCTACTCGGGCAAACACCAAATTCAACTCGTCTCAGACCTCGATTTCCAGATTTCTGGCGCCAAGGGGGGGGTCGGCTATTACTTTGATCAGTCCGAGGGCAATGTCGGCATTGGCACGGCAACACCCAACTCCACCTTTCAAGTTAGTGGCTCGCAGGCCGGAAACTATACTCAAGCTGCCGGAAACTTCACATTTGACGAAACTCATTATATTGTCGACTATACCGGGGATGGCGATGCCACGTTCACCCTTCCAGACGTGAGTGGAATTACGGGAAGGGTATATCATATTATAAGTCATAATCAGTCGGAGGAGGACGTCAACCTTACTGTTACCGGATCTGGCGGACAGTTCCAGTCCCCCAGCTTTGAGTCGGGTGATCAAGACTCAATTCGAATCAACGGCAACACTCCACAGAGCATAACAGTGGTGAGCACTGGTGGTAATTGGTTTGTTCTTAATGATAACAGGGCCCAGGAACACTAGAAATCATAACTATTAGTCATTTCCCCATCTTAGACACTATTTATTTTGATTACATGTCGGATCTGGAGTAATTTTTATGTCTTCACTATTAGAAGAAGCTATTGTTGACGCGAAAGCGCTTAAGGAAGCGGCATTGAAAAATGCCGAAGATGCCGTGTTAGAGAAGTATTCCCAAGAAGTCAAGTCTGCTTTAAGTACCCTTTTAGAACAAGAAGATGAATTGGATCTTGGTGGCGACCTCGGTGGCGGCGACCCTGGCGGCGACCTAGGCGGCGATCTTGGTGGTGGTGCTCCTGCTGAGCCCGCAACCCCAGCAGATGCCTCTTTCCTAGAAGAGACTCCCTTTGCATTTCAGAATGAAGAATTAGATGCCCCCGCGCAAGACGAGATTGTAGAAATTGACTTTGACCAGCTCAAGGCCCGCTTGGAAGAAGAAGAGGCCGAAGGCGACACTGGCTCCCCGGCCGATTTGTTGGGCTCTGAAGAGACCGCGATGGAATTGCAGGAAGACGGCGACCCGGGTGCCTTCGAGGAGGAAGAGACCGAAGGAGAAACGTCAATGGCTGCACCCGACTCCGCCGGCGCGATGGGTACCGCTGCCGAAAAAGAGGATAAGAAGACGATGGCGTCAATTGAGGAGGGTGAAGATGACGAGATAGAGCTTTCGGAAGAAATGATTGACTCTCTTGTTAGTGAACTTCTTAAGGTGGATATGCAACCTGAATTACAAGGGTGGTCATCCCTTGGCTCTGCTTATAATAGTACTGAGCAGGCAAATAATGACGCCATGGCCGCTGCCTCAGCGGCTCACCTCGAAGAAGAGGAAGAATTAGAGGAGGACGCGTCTACTGTAGATATAGTATCTGACGCCGAACTCTACGAGGCGAAAATCAAGAATCTTTATGTTTCTGTTAAAGAGTTAAAATCTTTGTTACAAGAGGCCAAAGTTCAACTTAGAAAGATGAACCTGGCAAATGCCAAGCTTGTTTACCAAAACAAGGCATTAGGCAGCACCTCCTTGAATGAGCGGCAAAAAAACCAAATTGCCGAAGCTGTTAGTCGTGCCAATTCTGTTGAGGAAGCAAAAGTGCTATACGAAACAATTCAAAACGCAGCGGGCGTTTCAAGTTCTAATAGCTTGAGACCACAATCCCTTCGTGAAGCCGTTTCGAGACCCACGTCTTTGTTACTTAGCTCCCAACGAGAAAGCAAGGCAACTGTAGATCCAAAAATGGATCGAATGCTGCGTTTAGCAGGGTTAGACTAGAACTATTAGGAGGTTATAAAATGTCTATCGTACAAAAATTAACCGAAGGTATCATTAACCGTGATCTCGCGAAGGAAGGGGGCGCTCTCATTAATAAATGGGAGAGCACCGGTCTTCTCGAGGGTCTCGGTGACGACACCGTTCGGAACACGATGGCTCGACTGCTTGAGAATCAAGCTAAAGAGCTGTTACGTGAGTCTTCGTCTATGTCAGGCGGAGATGTTGAGGGCTTTGCGGCTGTCGCATTCCCCCTCGTCCGCCGTGTATTCGGCTCTCTGATCGCTAACGATCTTGTTAGTGTTCAGCCGATGAGTCTCCCAAGTGGACTCATCTTCTTCCTCGACTTCACTGTTTCCGGTGAGATCGGGGAGAGGTCTTCGACCACGGGTCGCCTAGGTTACGAGGCTTCCTCGTCACTATATGGTGGCGGCGTTGTTGGTGCGCAGATCACCGGTGGTGTGAACCTGGCTTCGGGATCCAATCCTGAAGCTGGCCCATATGCACTTAACAACGGCTATTCGTCTCCGACTGGTTCGTCGATCCTCGGCGGTTCTACGTGGCGAATTGTTGTTTCCGGTGTTGCTGGTGTTAACAACAGTAATACTGGTACGGCTACTAATGATCAGCACAGCACTCTTGGCTCGCTCACCGACTATGATCCGGATCTTTCCGGTTCCGCTGTTGTCGTTGTAGAGGGTGCTCTGAGTAACTTTACTGCTGATTCTACCGCTTTGAACCTTGATGACCTTGTGGCCATTCAGGTTTCCGGCGGTACCGGGTTGGGTGGCTTTAATATGCTTTCCGTTAGTGGTAACGCGGCTTCGGGTACCGTTCGTCTCGTACGACGTCTTACCCAGTTCAGTTCCGCTTCTAATGGTGCCTTTGCCGGCGATCGCTCGTCGACCAATGTTCTGTTTACGTTCGCGTCTGTAGAAACTGGTATGCTCACCTCGGGTGCAGCTGATGCTCAGCCTGCATCGAATCCGTTTGCTGCTGCAATTACGGGTGCCATCGGTGGTGCTGCTGCCGTTAGTAACACTTGGTCGTGGCCTCAGACAGATGACTTTGACAATGCCAACGCGCTTGGCTCTGTTATCGGTGCTTCGGAGTGGGGACTTGAGAATAGTCCGAACATTCCAGAGATCGATATCAAGGTCGACAGTGTGGCCGTTACCGCGGTTACCAAGAAGCTCAAGGCCAAGTGGACCCCGGAGTTAGGACAAGATCTTAACGCCTACCACAACCTTGACGCTGAGGTCGAGCTTACTCAGATTTTGTCTGAGCAGATTGCTCTTGAGATTGATCGAGAGATCATTGAGGATCTTGTTCGTGGCTCGACTGCCGGTACTCGTTACTGGTCGCGCGCTGCTGGCCGCTTCCTTAATCGGGAGACTGGTCTTGAAGTCGGTGGTTCAACAACCCCTGACTTCACTGGTAACGTTAGTGAGTGGTATGAGACTCTCGTTGAGACGATCAACGATGTTTCTGCCCAGATCCACCGCAAGACTCTTCGCGGTGCTGCCAACTTCGTCGTCTGCGGACCTGAAGTTGCCAACATCCTTGAGTTCACTGCTGGCTTCCGAGCCAATGTGACTGCGGATAGTGATCGTGGCGATATCGGCACTGTGAAAGTCGGTGCACTCTCGAAGAAGTTCGACATTTATGTCGATCCATACTTCCCCCGTAGTTTGATCCTTGTTGGTCGACGCGGAGGTAGTTTCCTCGAAAGTGGGTATGTATACGCACCTTATGTGCCGCTGCAGACTACACCTACGATCTTCGGTGTTGAAGATTTCGTGCCCCGTAAGGGAGTCATGACTCGATACGCCAAGAAGATGGTCCGTCCTGATATGTACGGGCTTGTGATTGTTAGCGATCTAGTCTAGAGCTGACTTCGGTCAACTTTTCTGAAAGCCCCGGCTCGAAAGAGTCGGGGCTTTCTATTTAGTAGTGAACTTAACGAGGTATTCTCAATGGCGATCCCTAATTTAAATCCGTCCTCCACTACTCAAAGCAATATATTACCAATTACTGGCGCAATTGCGAATGTATCTGGTGCGCTTCCATTTGGGATTTATGTGAACTCTAGTCCGTTCCTTTCGGGGGCCGTAGATCAGGTGGCTTATACATATAAGAAACTCGGAGGTGATGTACTTGATATAGAACTTAGTCAAGGAAATGTTTATGCAGCCTATGAAGAGGCTGTACTAGAATATTCTTATATTGTTAATATACATCAGAGCAAGAATACTTTATCTGATCTTTTAGGCGCTCAAACCGCCTCATTTAATCAGGATGGACAAATCACTTCAGGCGACGGCCTTTCGGGCTCCAGTATTGAGTTGCGATATCC